CATCCGTGAAGGTAAATGGATGAGGAGAGCTAAAATTAGCAATCCTCAGTCCATTATCAAGTGTGTGAATCCATTTATCCATTTAGATGAATGTTAAATGCAGTTGACATTTTAGAGCCTACAAGTGTACCGAGCTGAAAGATTTCATTTTCATCAAATTTCTCAGCTTTCACGGTAACTTCAACCTCAAGTTTAAAATCACTGCCTTTGACCATGAACTGAATTTCATATCCATTAAAGTCTTTGTTCAATTCATCACATACCTTGTTAATTACAGAACGTGGTATTCCTATGAATACGTTATAATTAAATGTTTTCATTCGCTACAGTATTTGTTGATAAGTTGTTGCAATTTTGCACTATCCAATGGCAAGAAAGCTCTAACCTTCTCACCAGTAGTATCTTCAGCAAGTATTTGAAGAAGAGTTGAATCAACCCATTCTATTGGGATGTCAAGAGCATTAACAGTCTCAGCATAATTATCTTGAGTCTCAGGATATTCTACTTGATCAAGTTGTACTTGACCAGCAGGTACAAAGACAGCAAAGGCAAATCTCATTACCATTACCAGTCCAAGTACAACGACGAGAAAGATAAATCCTCGATTTATCTTGTCTCCAAGTTTGTATTTTGCCATTACTTTAGCCTTTCAAGATATTCATTAATATATCTTGCCATTGTTTTGTCAATCTCACAAATATTGAGGAGATAGAAGGGTTCGTCATTTTTTCTGTCCAAATTGAGTGTGACAGGAAGACAATAACGTCGGGTTTTTCTCTTGTACTGTGTAGCACAAGTCATCAGCTTCTCTTGCTGATCAGGATCAGATGTATTGCTCTCAATGTAAGCTAACATGTCCTGTTGATTACTTGCAATAACCATTGGTTCTCTGGTCGTGCTAATTACGATAGTTGCCATAATTCTAATTTATTTGGTGAACCCCATAATGGACGCTCTGAGCCTAATCACGCTATTTATACTCCCTCAGAGGAGTTAAGAACACAACGGCAGAGATGATAGGTGACTTTATCACCATTCTCTGCCCATTGTGTTCAATTAATTGATGAGTTGAGGATTCCAACCTCTACATTGACGTATCAATGTAACCGCACTGAGCAGGACTCACCAATTAAAACTTGTCGTCTTCCATAAGAATACAACAATTTGGAATCTTAAATATTGTCGAGTTGTTTCAGATCATCTTCATCAACCCATTCAGTCTTAGTGACTTCCTCACCTCTACTGTCGTTAGTCACGAATGAGACTTCATACTTACGATGCTGTTTGTAAGGATCGAAACCAATGAGTTTACATTCACCAATTCCTTCAAATTCCTGTTTCCATTTGGCTTCAACATCATCTTCATCGACATTCTTGGTCAAGATGTATTTGTATGCACTTTTGGCACAAGTAAGCCTGTCTTCCTCCTTGAACTTAGGAGCTTCCATATCAAGGTCAAACAGACCGTAATATAAGTGTTTCAGACCATGAGTATTGTCATTACTACACATTGGTCCAATAACAGCATCAGTGAACTTCTCAGCTCTGTCCTTGCTTAACTTGGGATCAAGGTTGGACATAAATTTCTCAGCAATCATATTTGCTGTAATTTCTACACTAAATGATTTGTTGTAATTCTTCATCGCTACAATGTTTTTGTTTGTGACCCTTCTTCAGACGCTCTAAGCCTAACACGGTTTATACTCGCTTAGACGAGTTTGGAAAGGAAGGACCAGTAGATCAAAACCCTCAAAGATAGATTTCTACTGATCCTTCACACCCCAACAATTATTGTTCAAGATGTCTATCATCACTTGGATCATATTCATCTTTAAATTCTTCAGAGAGTGATTCGTTTCTGAGTGCCTTATTGGTAGATGATTGACAACAATCAAATGATCCAAGTTCAGCTCCGCATCGTTGACAGTAATCAACAAGTAGTTCATTTCTTCTCATGATTATCGTATTTCGTAATTACGATATTTATCATGAATCAGAACAGTGTCACCTTGCTCGTAACGAGCATAAGCAACAACAAAATCAGTGATTCCATAGGATAACACATTGACTTTGTAAGTGGTTTGAGCATCTGATGCTCGTGGTTTGCTGTCGATAATCACGACTTTAGTCATCATTGCACTTTTGGGAGTACAAGAACTGAACATTACAATGACAAGAATTGTCATCACAAGCAACAAGAGACTTTGGACTGTCCAAAATCTTCCTTTATAGGTAATTTTCTTCATCGCTACAATGGATATTTAGGTGTATAATGTCTTGTTAAAGCTATATTATTATAATGTGGTGTATTAGAGAGATTGGTGTAATAAGGCTTATATAGGTGGTTGATTACTAAGACTTTAGACCACTTAAGACAGTGTGGTTACAGCATCTAATCCATAGTCTATAATCTATAAAACAAAGTAATTACCCCTTAGGGTAATTACAATGTTAATCAATTAGAGAGTGATAACGATGTTGTCAGTGCTTGGATTAACGAAGCAGCCTTCTTCCCAGCCTTTGTCCTTCGCATCATCGTACAGGAACTCAATGCGTTTCTCAGCATCCAAGCTACCTTGAGCTTTGAATGTGTTTCCGTTGCCGCAAGATGCAAAGAGCTTGTCAGTGTTCGGGTTTTTAACGATGTCAATGCTTGAGGTTTTCTCTTTTTGCTTGAAATCCTCGATTGAAATGCTTACTAATGCCATGATAATATCTCCTATTTATTAAGCGTCCGGAACATCCCATCTGCTAAAGATTAGTGGGGGTTTATTATAGATGGTCAGCTCTTTCGCCTTTTCACAAAAAAAATATTTTTTATCCAAAAAAAAAACATTGTAACTTGCATCCATGCAGATTCCAAAACCAAAAATCAGATTCAAGGACATACTTCAGACAATCACTGGAATAAGTACTCTAATGGTGATCTTTTTTGGAGTATCACTTGCTACGACCGTAGAAAATGTACGAGATGTGTTCACTGTCCCTCAGAAACTGAATCAGATTCTCGCTAATGACTCCGTCATGTTCGATTTCATGGAGTACTCGGATCATGGTCACGAAATGATGTGGGAAATGTTTAGGATGATGACTGATGATGACGATACCCTGCAATGGTATTATGTGACAGAGAAAGGGATAGCATTTGATTTGGATATAAGATCGACGGCTGAAGATGTGGAACTTGCCTTCGTTTTTAAATCCCATGCAATATTTCCGATATTTATGTCTCCTGCTGATAACCGTAAGTATATAATACGACAGAATGGAGATAAGGAGTCATACATGACTTATCTATATAAGAGATAGACGTTTTATCTGTGAGATAAGTTCTGGAATCTCTGCTATTGATTTAATGTGATATACAGGAATGATTCCTCTGATAACAACGTTGTTACGGATTTTTACGAAACAAATAATCTTTTTATCACGATGTATGACAGCTTCAATAGTGTGATTAGATATATCATAGTCACGATATGCAACAGTTATATCAAATCCAGCTAACTTTGCTTGATGATAGAACTCTGCTACGATAGAGTCCTTACGAATACGACTTTGAGGTTTGAGATGGATGTTCATGAAGATCAGGTTTTTAAGGTTAAAACGCAGAAAAAATATGTTCAATGCACAAGGTAGCACCAAAAAGATTATGCCTTTTTATTCCGTGTGAGAGAACGACTGCTAAGGTAGAGAGAATTTTTTTAATAGTCAAGTGCTAATAATCATGAACGATCCAACTCCTTTAGGGTATCCGAGGTATCTTCTACGTTTGATGCAAGTATAATTATTTTGTAACTTCACCAAAACTTATCAATCATGGATAAATTCAGAAATGTAAATTATCCCTATGCGACTCCTGATGATACCTTTATTGCAAGAGGATATCAACTGAATCAGATAGTGGATGAGATAAATAGTCTTTCTATAGGTGTTCCTGTAGTGGTCAGTACATCAGAGGTTACTGACATAGTTCTTGGAAGGTCAGATAGTATTGATGCTGCTTTTATTGATTATAAGGTTGCATGGCCTGATACTCCTGCTCCTGCTGCATTACAACAAGATCAGACAGGTAAACTTATTGTAAACAATAGTCTTGAACATGCTCTTAATCCTGAGATTACTTGGACAAGAGAAGCTGCAACAAGTGCTGGAAGTAGAAATCCAGTACTCCTTGGAATTGAATTTCTTAAGGTAGGTACTAATATTGTAATGCGGCTTACCAATAATAGTCCAACATACAAAATGGAATTTTTATATAGTGCAAAACTCATGAGCTATGTTAGTTAAGAAAACAATAATTGGGGGACTTAATGTTTATGGTGGAGATTTGATTGTCAGTGAGAATATGTATGTAGAGACTGCGTATATAGACAATCTGGAAGTCTCTAACACGTCTATTCTTAATGGGAAGCTCACTGTCACGATAGGAGGAGCAGATATTACAGGTGCGGTAAATATAACAGGACTTCTCACAGGTGTTTCAGGAGGATTTGCTTTTAATGATGGAACCAGTGAAGTAACGTTTCAGAATGGAATCTTCTATATCAATCAATTAGCGGGAAATGCTACAATGAGGTTTACTGATACAGAAGGACTGTATATATATGGTACTAATGGTAATATCCGAGTTGGTGAGAAAGCATCTGTCGGAGATGAGAATCATGCGAATTACCAATTCTATGTCAAGGATAAAGCCGTGACCGGGAATATTGCACTCTTCAAATCATCTTTTGCAGGTGCGGCAGTTGTAACCATTGATGCAGCAAGTGGTCGAGAATCACAATTACGGTTTTATGAGGATGGTGTATTTAAGTGGCAGGTTGGTAATGATGAACCTTCCGGAGTATTCAGTATCAGTAATACTGAAGGAGAATTTAGTACATCTACGGATGTGGTAAAATTTGGTGGAAGTTCTTCTTATATATATGGTGCAACTACCCTGACTACGTATTTGACTGCTCGAACCTCTGATTTGTCATTTGTGCTGTCAGCAGGTGCAAATGATAAAGATGTTAATATAATTTTTAGACAGATTACTACTTCTAAATATATAATGGGTTATGATGATAGTAGTGATTCCTTTAAAGTAGAGATAGGTAGTGCGTTTTCACTAACTCCTGCTATCGAGATAACAAGTACTAATGATGTTCATATACTTAATCTTGGACAATCGGGAGTGACGATGAATGTTGATGGTAATATAAAGTTGAGTTCAGCAGGACCAGGAACCGGAGGACATATTGATCTGACAAATTCTTTTGGAAGTATTAATAACGAGGTAGTTACTTATACTGATAATGCTGTTCATACTCTTCTTTCAAGTGTTTATACAGGAGCAATCTTCTTGCTTTTCTATGCTGAGGACCATTTCCCAAATGCAACAAACACACGTGGAGCTAAAATGGTAACAGTTATGGATGATGATGTTTCAGGTGATGTTCATGTAGTATCAGAAGATTTGATGACACCGATTGCCGGAGGTGTTATTACTGTTAGTTACGCAAATGCAACTCCAACTTCATGTGACATGACAGTACAATGTAGTTCAAACTTGCCTATAAAATATGGTATTTTAAGAATTGCATAATTTTTTATATCTTTACATCTCTGGATACTTTTGTACTACATTCAATTACTCATGATCTGCCCCTCTAAAGAATCCTTTAGGGGGGTTTTTTCGTATAATATTTTTCATTAGCTTTGTCTAACAAACATTATTTGTTATGGATAAGGTTTTTCGTTTAATTGGTTCTACTGAGTGCAATGCTCTGGACAAACTTATCTACTTGGATAGGCTTATCAGGATTTATGCTCAGTTCCTTACTTACTGGAAGACTGCTGGTGTCTTCTCAGATGGGAAGAATGTGCGTGTTAAGTTCATGACAGTCAATAAATACGGGTATGAGAATTTCACAGAACGAGTCTTTCCTATGGAGGATATTGAGGCTCGTATCGCTTCCTATTCACAGAAGGTATCCAAGGAGTATAAGGCTCGACACGAGAACCCCCGTATTCAGCGTAATAAGGAAATTCATAAGTGGAAAAGATACATCGAAGATGCCAAGATTCAAATGTAATGATGTCGATTGTGAGTGTTTTGCTATTGAAGAGATAATACCTCATGTTAGGTTTGTATGGAATGAGAAGACTGCAAGACTGGAAGCACCAGAAGCAACTTGTCATAAATGTGGAAACCAACGTGAGACTGTTAAGGAACCGGGACCCATTGTGATCCCGTGGTTCAAGGCTGAGAACTCTCGCAATTATGACAACAAGCGAGTGAAGAAATTCAAACATGATTAATTAACTTAAAAGGCTAACAATGAGCGAAGAAGCAAAAGCCATCGACATGATGAGCAAAATGACACCAGAGCAACAAGCTGCTGCACACAAAGCGTTTGCAAAGCAACAATCAGTAGATCGTGCTGCTTACAAAAAGCAATTGCGTGAGGGTAACGAGTTGAAGAAACTTCAAGTTGAGGAGCTTCAGTTTAACAACATGTACTACGAGCAGAAGAGATTGTGGTTGGAGAATCAACCAAAGCTCGAAGAAATCGAAGCTAAGGAACAAGCTATCAGGCAGAAAGAACATGCTGAACGTGAGAAACTCATCAAGGCACAGAAGGAAGAAGCTCTGAAACTTGCTGCTGAGAAACCACCTGAGATCGTAATCCCGAAGGTTGGAAAACCGAGAGAGGATGTAAAAGAAGAAGTGAAAGAGTAAATATCGTACATTTGTTAAATGGGTAAGGTGAGAAAAATAGAAGATAGGAATAATGAGATGGTTTCACAGATCAGAGACCTCCTTATGAAAGCCTTTCCTCCAATGTTCGAGTATATGGTTGAGTATTTTATTGGCGAAGAAGAAGATACTGAGCGTATTATGCTTATATTTAATATCAGCTCGAAGGCAATTGGAAACGTGTATATGAAGACTGTCATAATGGATAGTAAGTATGCAGTAGATGATATAGAGTCTGATTTTATTGGTAGAATTTTAGCTGACTTCATGCTACTTGGTACAACGTTTCTAACAAATAGTATTATGGCATCGAAAGCTGCGATGAAAGAAGATTCGAGTGCTATTCTCACCAACCCGTTTAGCAAAGGTAGATTGAACAACATCAATCGTAACTAATGCTGAAATTTAATATTACGACAGAACCGGAGAAATACTTTCATCAGCTTATCGAGGTGTTGAAGGTATTTGCTCCATTTAACGAGTTGCGAAAAAGGGAGCGTGATGTCTTTGGATCAATGCTCTACCAGCTTCATTTGATCGAAGAAAACGGTAGTTCTCCGGATCAACTGTTTGATTATAAGGTTAAAGAGGAGATCGCAACATCGGTAGGAATATCCAAGGCTAATCTCTACAATATCTATAAGGAACTACGTCAACACGATTTACTTACACGAGATGAAATTAATCCGAAATATAAGTTCAAGTACCTCCAACATAACGAGATTATTTTCTCTTTCGGGGAACGAACAGGTAATAACGGTCATAGCATATCAAGGAACTCCTGACGAGTTTGAACAATACAAAAAAAGTTATGATAATACTTTTCAAAAGATTAAGAGCAGGAACAGTAAAGTTCTACGTTACGAGATCGTGATAACAAAGAATATTATGTATTTAGGTATAATCGGGACTACGATTGATGACAAGTTTGAAACTATATCTAAAGACATTAAAGCTCTGAAAAAGAAGAATAAAGACCCTGATATGACATTTCCACCTGAAGATAGAAATGAGGTCTAAACGTACAAAAGATATAATTCGGAAGATTGCTGAAAATGAAAATCTCACTATTAAGCAGGTTGAAGAAATAGTTTTCTCTTTCTTTCGATTCACGTCTAAGAAAATGACTCAGGGAGACAGGGTTAATCATAATTACATGTCTGTCAGGTTGTTTAAGTTTGGAGTGTTTAAGGTGAAAGAAGGAAAAAGAAATAGCTACTTATTGAAAAAGGATGAAAAACTTAATCGAACTCAAAAACGGAGTTCTAACAATATCTCCGGAATCATTGGTGATAAAGGAGTTCAAGGCGATTTGGAATCGGGACCGTTCGACGAGTAAAGACAAGGCACTTAGAGAACTTGCATACGTGTATCATACTGTTGATTATCAGTCGATTTATCGCAATTATCACGTTGATACAAGAGATACGAAAATCAAACTTGACATTTTTGATGATCGTCAGTGGAAGCCTGACAACAAAATAAATGAAGCGATCAATAAGTATCAGCAGCTTCAGACTACACTCTCCATGGAACTCCTGAATGACGTTGAACAGGGACTCACGAAGCTGAGAGACTATTTCAAGAATGTTGACTTTGATGATGATGAAAATGGAGTTGCTGCTAAGAACTTCATTCAGAACGTGAAAGCTATGGGTGAACTTGTCAAAGGTGTCAAAACTCTTAGGGATGAGGTCGAGAAGGAGCTGACAGACAGTATGCAGCTTCGAGGACGCTCTGAAATTGCGAGGCGTGAATTACCACCAGAAAGACGAGGATAATGAGTGATTTTAAAACAATTAGTATGCTTCTTCTTGCAATAGTTATGATAGATGCTGTAGGAGATGCAATGCGATTTCGACACCATCAGATTATACATCATGCTCTTGAAGTACTTGGAATAGCAGTTTGGTTTATCTTAATGCTTCAGTGTGAGAGCTTTGAACCTGTGTATATAGTAATGTACACTCTTGGAAGAATTGCAATCTTCGATCCTCTTTATAACTTTACTTCAGGACTACCGTTAAAATACATAGGAAATAGTTCGTTGTATGACAGGTTCTTGCGTAAATTTGCTACATGGATCAGTGAACCGGGAATGTTGATTTGGGTTATTCGTGCTCTTGCTCTTGGATGGTGGATAACGTGGTTTATAACAAATGGTGATAGATGATACAGTTTGAAACAGAATTTAAGATAGGAGACAGGGTGTATTATAAATTACCTGATTCTCCTGTGGGGATAGTAGTTGATATTCATTATTATCATGCCACGAGAACGACGTATTATACTGTTCAATGGAGTCCTCAGGATAATCCTACCAGTTGTAGAGATTACGAACTTACGATAGAGAAACAAATAGTATGAGTGATATAGTAGTAGCTAAACCGTGGGAAGGAGTCCCTAACCCGATTAGGAACGCATCTCAACCCTACCTGAAATTCGTTAACAGTGCTGTATTTCAGGAGGATGGGAGACATTTCCTCAAGCATGGCTACTACACCAATGCTCCATACGGATCAAAAGATTACGACGATTACTGGAATATTCAGGAAGATCGTGTTATGAATGGTTACTCCGTAGGAGGTGTCCGGATCACTGGTCGGCATTACTTTTATCTGAACTTCTGTTTGATCAAAGCACGTCCTATAGACCCGAATACCGGGGCTGAAAAGGTTGGTGAAAACAGAAAAATCATTACCCTACCACGATTCTTAGATCATAACTACTACTGGTTCAATGAGTTCGAGCAGTGTGCTGCTGAAGGACCATATCGGAATAAGCAGAAACAGGGTATGATTATAGCGAAATCTCGCCGGAAAGGATTCACCTATCAAGTAACCGGAGGAGTTTACGCTTATAATTTTAACTTCATTCCAGCTTCGATGAATGTCTTAGCTGCCTATGAGAAAGGACATTACAAGGTAACACTTGATGGTATTCATTTTAGTATTAACCATATAAACCGTATAACAGATTGGGGGAAGAAACAAGGGAAGCTCTCGAAGAGAGATCACTTCAGAGCATCCTTTGTAATGAGAAATGAAATTACCGGAGTGGAGATTGAAGACGGTTATATGTCTGAGGTTCAAGCTGTTTCATTTAAGGATAACCCTTTCAAATCCATTGGAGAATCTACGGACCTAATGGGATTTGAAGAAGCCGGTAAGTTTGAGCACCTTTTAACTGCATATACCATTTCTGAATCTACGTTCCGAGATGGTGATATTATGACCGGAGTTCCTTTGATTTGGGGAACTGGTGGTGATATGGAAAAAGGTACAAGGGACTTTGCTGAAATGTATTATAATCCTGAGCCTTATGGACTTAGATCGTATGAAAATATATATGATGAAAATGCAACAGGAAACTGTGGATGGTTTGTAGATGACATGTGGTACTATCCGGGATCAGTCACTAAAAAACATTTTATCAATGGCAAGAAAAAAGAAGTCACTACTCCGTTTGTTGATGAGCAAGGCAATTCAAACAGGAAGGAAGCAGAGGAGTCCTTGGATACCAAGAGGTCAATTCGTAGAAAAGGTTCTCGTGCAGCCTACAATAAGTTCATTACCCAACAACCGAAGAATCCTGCTGAAGCGTTCCTTCGTGTTCAAGGAACGATGTTCGATACGGTCAGGGCATCAGCTCGATTATCCCATATCCTTACAAACAGAGCAAAATATGTAGATAGTATTTGGTGTGCTAAACTCTCAGTTGATCCTACACATCACAAGGTCAACTTCGAGTATGACACCACTTCTATTCCTATTCATGATTTCCCTATCAAGGATAACAAGCTTCCCGGAGCTATTGAAATCTTCGAGCAGCCTGTAGCAGATGATATGGGTAATATTATGAGTGGACGGTATATCGCTGCGATTGACCCGTATGATGATGATGAATCTACTACAAATTCTGTTGGATCAATCTTAGTCCTTGATCTACTGACAGATAGAATAGTCTGTCAATACAAGGGAAGACCTGATACAGCCAACACGTTTTTCGAGACTTGTCGATTAATCCTCCGGTATTATAATGCAACAGCGAATTACGAACGCAACAAAAAGGGTATTTACGGGTATCTATATAATAAAGGACAGCTTCATCTGCTCGTAGATGAACCTGAGATACTTAAAGATAAAGGCATTAGCAAGGCTAATACGATTGGAAATAACAGTAAAGGAACCTATGGCTCCACTCCTGTTATCCTCTATGGATTGCAACGTGCGGCAGATTGGATGAGCCTGACTGCCTACGGAGAAGAAGAAGGTTCAGAGGTAACGAATCTTGATAAGATCAGGTCGATACCTCTTTTACAAGAAATTATTGCATGGAATCCTAATGATAACTTTGATGATGTATCAGCACTGATAATGTTGATGATTTTCAGAGAAGATCGCTTACAGTACAAGCGTTACATGAGGGAGAAGAGAGTAGCTACCGTAACAAATGATCCGTTTTTTAGTCGTCATGTTGGTGGTAGTAACAAGTATGATAATAAAACAATAATGGATTTTATTAAGACAGAAGAGGTGAAAATTTCATAATTTTATACAAAACTATATATCATGGCTGATATTAACGGACCCGGAATTGGGCAAACCTTGAAGCGCACGACTCATTTTCCTTTTCAGAAAAAAAGTACGGGAGCTAAAAAGAAGCAATTTGCAGTGGACTGTATCGAAGCTTCCATGGACCTTGCATATAATAGTGACGGTAATCTTGTTCAAGACAAGAGGACAATGTTCACTAACTATAATCTCCGAGCAGATATTCTTGACGAGAGAGATATAGAGAAGGCTGTCAATCCTTGGGGAATCAAGGGAGCATCCTTTCCTGCAAAGATGCAAAACTATCCAATTGCAAATCCCAAGATCGACCTTCTCATAGGTGAGGAGTCTAAACGCAGATTTGATTGGAGAGTTACCGTTACCAATCCTGATGCGATCTCCGAGAAAGAAGAAGGTCAAAAGAATACGATCCAACAAATAGTCATGTCTGCTATTGAAGCAGAAGGTTATGATGAACAGCAACTTGAACAGGAAATTCAGAAACAGGCTAAGTGGGCAAAGTACGAAGTTCAGGATTTGCGTGAACGCAGGGCAACTCAATACCTGCAATATTTGTGGAAGGAACAAGAACTCTCTATTAAATTTAATCGTGGATTTGAAGATGCTCTTGTTGCGGGACAGGAGATTTATGCTGTTGAAATCGTTGGTGGAGAACCAATAGTAAGAAAGGTTGATCCACTCGCACTTACCATTATTCGTACAGGACAGTCCTATCAGATCGAAGATGCGGACATCATCATTGAAGATACTTATCAACCACTTCGTTGGGTTATAGACAATTACTATGACTATCTAAAACCACATGAGATTGATGCGATTGAGAAAGGTGTCATAAAAAGATCGAAGGACACCGATATGATCCATTACGATACTTGGAGACCTGTTCAGAATCCCATTGGACTTGTCGGAAATTTACAAGGAGAACAAGGAAAGGATTGGGATTATGCTTTATTCGATCCTGATAATTATGCCACTCGTAATATTGCTGCTTGGAATGATAACGGAGAAGTCCGTGTAGTAAAGGTTGTATGGGCAAGTATGCGTAAGGTAGGTGAAGTTTCATGGTATGATGAGGATAACGAAATTCAGAAAAAACTGGTTGAGGAAAACTATAAACCCAATGAAGAACTTGGAGAAAAAGTCGAATGGTTCTGGATTAACGAATGGTGGGAAGGAACTCGAATTGCTGAAAACATTTATGTCAAATGGGGACCTCGACCTATTCAGTTTAGACGAATGGGGAACAGGTCATCCGGTGGTTCCGGTTATGTGGGAACCATTTATAACACCAACGTATCCCAATCGAGATCGTTGATGGATCGAATGAAACCTTATCAATATCTTTATAATGTATTCATGTACCGGACGGAACTTGCCTTTGCAAAATCTAAAGGAAAGATTTCTGTTATGGATACGTCCAGAGTTCCGGATGGTTGGGACATGGACAAGTGGATGTATTACGCAGAAGTTCTCGGATGGGCGATTGAAGACCCTTTTAAAGAAGGTAACAAAGGTGCGGCTACAGGAAAAATTGCTGGTCAACTGAATCAGAACTCAAGGGTTCTTGACCTTGAAATGGGTTCCTATATTCAGCAACACGTTATGATGCTTGAGTTTATCAAACGTGAACTTGGAGAAATTGCAGGTGTTACAGCACAAAGAGAAGGACAAATCTCGAATCGTGAAACTGTCGGAGGTGTGGAGAGAGCTGTCACTCAGTCCAGCCACATCACAGAGAAATGGTTTATGATGCACGACAATACGAAGTTACGTGTGCTTGAGACTCTTCTTGAGACAGCAAAGTATGCTTGGAGAAATAAATCCCATGAAAAATTGCAGTTTATCTCAGATGAGATGGCTTCGATTATAACCGAGATTGATGGTCAGCAGTTTAATGAAGCGGATTATGGTATCATGATTTCCAATTCCTCTACTGATGCTGAACTGATTAACACCATGAAAGGACTTGCTCAGGCAGGATTACAGAATGATAAACTCAACTTCTCAGGTCTGATGGACATCTATCTCTCTGATTCAATGTCGAGTATCAGGCGTAAAATTGAGAGTTACGAGGAAGAAGCTATTCAACGTGAGCAGCAACAAGCACAGGCTCAACAACAGGCTCAGCAAGAAGCTGTTCAAGCTGAAGCTCAATCGAAACAAGCTGATCGTGAGCAGAGTATGCAAGAGACTCTTATCAAGAGTGAGACTTCGATTACAGTTGCTCAGATTCAATCTGACAACAAGGACGATAATAAATCTGCTGAAACAGCTCGTGCTACCATTGACAAACTCAAGCAAGATTGGGCAGAAATGAATAAGAAGTATGCTCTTGAAGACAAGAAACATTCTGAAACTGTCCGTCACAATAAAGCTACTGAAGTAATTGATAAGAAAAAGGCTATGCAAAAGCCTGTTAAAGCTATAGGAAAATAAGAATTGTATCTAACAAGTTGTGTTAGATTTATTATAAACATAATTTTGTATAAAGGAAGAAGAAAATGGCAAAACAAGGCGAAGAACAAAGAGATCAGCTCTTTGACATGAGTCTTGGTGACGGATTAATTGACGTTCCCGAGACAGGCGTAGCAGCAGAAGAAGCTGCGGAAGAAACTAAAGCTGAGAAAGATGCGAAACCGAAAACAGTCGGGGAGGTCACTCAGCACGATGACGGATCATTTGAGATTGACGATTCGCCATCGGAAGCTACTACAGGACAGGCTTCATCGGAAGCCGAAGCGTTCATTGAAACAACTGAAGACGATAAGACAGGAAAAGTTAAGACTCCCTCGAAGAAAACTGGTTCGAGCGATTCTTCTTCTTCTTCGCCATATTTAGCCTTCGCACGAGACAGAGCCAAAGAGGGAGTCTTTCTTGAATTTAACGACGAAGATTGGGCGACTCTAAAAGAGAGAAATGAAGGAGATGAAGCTGCTGCCCTGAGAGAACTCTCGCAAATTTCTGTTCGGGAACAAATCCGACTCGGGATTGAAGGCTTTAAGGAGTCACTTACCGAGGAGGACAGAATCCTGTATGAAGCCAAGGAGAAAGGTCTTCCGGTTGATGAGTACAGTGTTGCTAAACGCAACTACGATAAGTACTCTAAAATCAAGGAAGAAGACCTCTCAGATGATGTGGAACTTCAAACAGATGTTGTCGGTAAAGCTCTCGAACTGAGAGGATACACTCCTGAAGAGATCACTGAAGAGATCGACGGGTACAAAGCTCTTGAAGTTCTTGAAGCCAAAGCAAAGAAGGCTCTTAAAGGAGTTCCAAATGCTTACAAGAGAAAGGTCGATGATCTTGAGCTTGGAGCGAAAACAGCAGAAGACACTCGTCAGGATAATATTCGTCAACGTGTCGCACGTATGAAGCGACAGATTGATAATACTCCGGAGATTATTCCCGGAATCAAATTGACGAAACCGACAAGGGAAAAGATCATGAGGTCCATGACTGTTCCGATTGCTAAAGATGAGAACGGAAACGCTCTCAATCCTGTCACGGCAACAAGGTCAAAAAATCCTGATGCCTTCGAGATGATGATACATTACTATCACGAGCTTGGTTTATTTAACATCGACGATGATGGTCAAATGAAACCAGACTTCTCGAAAATTGCTAAGGTTGAAAAAACTAAAGCAACCGATGAAATGAGAAACATTTTTGAAACAACTACGAAACCTGTTGCAGGAAAAGCTAAAGTTCCTCTTGTAAATGAAGATGAACTCGATGATTTCGATAAAGCCTTCAGGCGACTATAAAATATTTTAACCCCCTTAAAAAGGAAAAACAATGAGAATATCACCATTTCAACTTTATGAATCTGAGGACATCACGGGTCTTGTAACCAAGTCGCACTTGGGATACAGGTTCGGTATCGAGCCTCAACAAGCGTCTAAAGTTGCCACCATGATTCATCAAGCGAATCTTGGTGCTACTGTTAACGCTTACCTGAATCAGTTTCCAACTTTGACACTGGAATCTGATGACGATTTCACATGGGACATTACCACCAATGGTAAGAAGAACATCCCTCTTGCCAAATGTGAAGTCATTCTTGGAACTACTGCAACTGCTTCCGATCAGGTCGGTCTGAATTATGCAGAGTTCTATCTCTATTTCCACGAAGCGTATTTCACTGATGTGAACGTGATCGTTGGAGAGCGCAACGAAATCTACCCGATCCAAATCCTTGAAGATGCGGCAAACGTGGGTGGACTGTGGCGTTACAGGTGTCGTCTGAGTACCGGAGATGAAACACTGTTTATTCCTTACGATGAACTCGTACAAGGAAAGCGTTTCAGCAAGGACTTCTCCCCCGTGGAGCAGGAACTCTCCGTTAAGGGTGGTGGAGTACATTATACCTTCCCTTACAAGATGATGAACGCCTTTACCATGATCCGTATGCAGGATACCATTCCCGGCAACATGATCGAGCGTCCAGTAAAATTCTCTTGGGTCGATCCCGTATCGAAGAAAATGATGACTACTTGGATGGACTATCGTTCA